CCTGTTTTAGCCTAAGTTCCGCCGGAACTTGGATGATAAGTTGAATATCAATTGATAATATCATTTTATTGAATAGTGGTAGATATTCAGTAGAAATAAGTGTTTGTATGTTAATATTTCTACTAGATTTCTACTATTGGGTTTAGCAGAAAGCTTTATAATTAATTTTTCTTGTCTTTTTTATTGTCATATCGTGGCAATGGATTTAAGTAATTCTGCAACAATGACGTAAGTAAATAGACATATCTTTGGAACAATATATTTTATAATCAAGACAAAGCAATGAGAGATGTAATTTACAATTTTATCAACGAGCACATGATGATACATATTGTGCTTATAGCCTTGTGTATTGCGGCTACAATGGGGGCGATGTTAGTGGATCTTATCACAGGAGTAATGAAAGCCAAGCAACGGGGAGAGGCAAGAACATCCACGGGGTATAAGAAAACAGCCGTTAAGGCGAAGAAGTATTTCACTCCATTTATAGAGTTGTGCTTCATTGATCTGTTATGCTGTGTGATTATCCCCTTCCCTGTTTTTTCTATGATCTGGACGGGTTACTGCATTTTTTGTGAGTTTAAATCGGTACGCGAAAAATCGTGGGAAAAAGCGGAGTTGCGCAAGGCAGAGAAGACAATGAGTGTGATTATCGAGAATAAGGATGATATCGCCAGGATGGTGGCTCAGATACTGTTTGATGAGGAACAGGGGGCAATCGGTAGGGATAATGAAAAACCGGCCTCGCCAGACCGGTAACCTCTGTTCTATTACATGAAAAACACACTATGTGTTTCTGCAAAAGTAGCAATATTTTTTTTATTGCAAAACAAAAAGGAGGAAAAGAAATGAAGTATTTTACGATTGCGGAACTCTGCAAGTCAACGACTGCTGACCGCTTGGGTATCAATAACAGATGCAGACAGGAGCATGTGACTGCTCTGACTGCCTTGGTAGATAATGTGCTTGATCCGTTACGTGAGTGGTGGGAAAAGCCTATAACAGTAAACAGTGGTTATCGCTGTCCGGAACTTAATGCGGCCGTCAAGGGAAGTAAGCCCTCGCAGCACATGAAAGGGGAAGCTGCTGATATTGATACTGGCGACCGTCAGCAAAACAAGTTATTGTTTGAATATATCCGAAAGAACCTGCCCTATGATCAGTTGATTGACGAAAGCAATTTTGCATGGGTGCACGTCAGTTATCGGGTTGACGGAAATAACAGGATGCAAGTTCTTAAGTTGTAGACTATGTTGGTTAGAGTTATGAACTGGGTAAGCCGACATATATTGCTGGCTCCTTTCATGTGTTTGTTCCTGTTGTTCGGATCATGTGGCAGCTCGCATAAGGCTGTCAAGTCCGATGTAGAAGTAATCAGCAAGGATAGTACACGTGAATCTGTCAACATCGTACACGGATCAAGTACGTCTTTGAGCGAACTCATTACCACTAATGGTAACTATGTGATTGATTTTCGAGTTTATGACACAAGAAAACCGCCCGATAGCCTGACCGGGAAACCTCCGTTATTGGCGGACGGGCAAATAGAGGGAAATTTCAATCAGGCAAAAGACAAGAAAACGGTTATAACCGATGCTATAAAACTCAATGCCGACAAGAAATGTTCTTCTAATATCCATGAGAAAGATCATACCGAAACGACGAAGGATAAAAGAGAATCCAATTTGCTTGAACAAATAGTTCTGGCATGTGTTAGTGTGGCAATTCTTATTGTTATCGTACTGACAGCGGTCAGGCGACAACGTGGAAACGATTTCTTATAATAAGACTTTAAATTTATGATTAAGACTTCCCTGCTTGTGATAAGTCGGGAAGTTTTTTTTATTTCCATGAACAATTCGGTTTTGCCTGTGTTTGTGTAACCATACTGATTATTGTTGCGCTGTTGGCGAAAAAAACATTGGCGTAATAATGATTCCTCATAATAAGGTTTTTAATTCATAAGTTGAATACTCTGGCTCGTGATGAATCGGGGTGTTTTTTATACAATTGTTATCAAAAATTATATAGCAAAAAATACAATTTTCCAATTGGATTATATATTCAGCAGGCAAGAATAGAATTTTCACTATCTTTGCCCTGTGATTTTGGAGTAGAAGCCAATCTCATAATAAAAGTTTGAGAGGGGGCTCGTGATGCACGATGCCCTCCTTTTTTGTAATACGTAATAATGTGACAACAAATATTTTTAGAAATAGGCAAATCCCTTTGAACAAATCCATTGGTATTTTGTTCAATAAAATGTGAAGTAAATTGTCAAAAACGAAACTAATCTGAACCGTTCCGGCTTGTGATAAGTAGGGACGGTTTTATTGTAGAATCGAATAAAAACCTTATCTTTGCATTGCATTACATTTTGAAGTGATCGAGGCGTTGTCTCGTATTGAGCTACAGACGATTATTATTGCCTGTAGCTTCTTCATATACGGTTCTGACCCCCGTGTGGAATATTAATGTATCCACTGTTTCGATCACGGAATGTAACGCAACGGGAAAGCGGAACCGTTTTCTTTTTCCGCTGCTAACACAATTCGCATATGTCAAAATCCCCCCCAACCACTTATCAGCTATCCAAAAAGTTTATAGGCTATGGACACTATGAACTTACAATTTCTTCCTCTGAGGGCACAAAAACGATTGTCACAGGGAGTATGGACTTGATAGAACGGCTAAACTCAGAGATAGACAAAGAAAAAGAGGAAGCGACTTCCGAAGCAATCGCTCTAGTTCTTGAATCCTCACTTTAGATTATCTAAAATCTTTCTTATGGCTTCATCAGCATGTTTTCTCATAATTCTGACATAATTAAAGATCGGTCTATTGGATTTCATGCTTTGGCCTATACAATACTCCAAAGTTTCCAATGGTACGCCCAGCTCAAAACCATGTTGGACAAAGGATTTACGAGCTGAATAATATACGACATGCGATTCTATCTCCAACCTCTCCCCTAACCTTATAATTTCTTTTGTTACATAGTTACGAAAATTAGGATAAGAGTATTTATAACCAAAATCAAGCTTTCCATTACGCCCCATCCATCTTTTGATAATAGGTTTTGCTTCCTCAGGAATAGTGAAGCTGATTTTCATATCACCTTTCTTTGTATTTTTTGATTTTTCACGTACATATTCCATAATTTTCGCATCTTTGAAATTGTATTGCATCAAGTCCATCAGATTGATACCTCCTAGATAATACGAAAGCATGAACACATCCCTGGCAACACGCTGGGACTTCTCTTTTATCTCCGCATCCCTTATCTTCTTTACGTCAGCTACCGAGATATCACGCTCTTTGGGCATTCCTGCCGGTCTTTCATAATATTCAAAAGGATGCGTGTCATATGATACCTTCTTATCCCTTATTGCTTGATTGATTATTGCCTTCAAATGTGCCATGTGCATACCACAAGTAACAGGAGCCAGCCTTCGGACATTTTTTAGATAAATATCAAAATCCTTTATGGTCCGGGGAGTAATTCCATCAAGCATTATATCATATTTGACAAACTCAATGAAGTAATCACTCGCCCTTTGATATAAAGAAGCAGTGCTCCTTCTCCCCTCTTTAATCAAATTCTGCATATAGTCAGCCGAAGCGACACTATAAGAGATGGCTCCCTGCTTTACCGAGGACAAGTATTCGACAAGTTGAGTACAAGTATAGGATGATGTGTTTATCTTATCCAAGGCATCCTGATATGAATTAAGTATTCCACGTAATTTAGCATTAACATGTGCAGCATCAGGAACACCTACCACCTGCCCTCCCTTAAAATTAGCAGTATTATCTATTTCAAATCGGGTAACGATGTATCTTGTTTCCTGTTTATGACCAATTGCTATACGAATTCTGTGTTTGCCGTTTTTCAGCACCTTGGCCGGAACAACGGCGGCTTTAAGAGTTGTCATAATTGTTCTGGATTCGTTTTAGACAAGTTCTTTTTGCCAAAAGTGGCACAAACTGTCTTTTTTTTATCCAAAAACGAAAGTTGGAGAAGCTTAATAAAACACAAACCCCTCTGAAACAGAGAGGTTTGTAATGTGGAGCATGCGAGACTCGAACTCGCCACCTTTAGACTGCCAGTCTAACGCTCTAGCCAGATGAGCTAATACCCCGAGAAATAATAACGATGCAAAGATACATAGAAAATCAATAATACAAAGCTTTTGGGAAAGTTTTTTTTCATGTGAACAAAAAATTTATTTGCCACTTTTACTCCAAAGAGTTACTGTTGCGTGAAATTGTTAACCAATAGCTGACCAAGTTTAATAGCATAACAAGCGGATAACCCCGATTTGTGACAAGTCGGAGCTATCTAAATCATAAGTTAAAAGTTATTATGAAAAATCATTGTTGTATCAATACTATACCCCATCGGCATAATAACAGTCACAATAGTTACACGAACACCAAAGGGATCCCCACAGAAAGCTTCATTGGGAATACGGTGTATTTAGCTATGAATAACAACTATATGTCAAGAATGGATAGGATCGGAAAAAAGTCATACTGAAGCATCTTAGTAAAAGAACAATCATCGTCCTATCAAGTGCTACCCGGCATTATCTATATCAGTCCGGCAAAAGCATGAAAGGAGAAATATACCGAATATCCTAGAAGAGAAAGAAATATTCATGTCCGCCAATAACAAATCCACCACAAATACAACCAAGGGTTGCTGCTATTAACGGCTACGTACCATTTCAATTACAGCACTGTATTTCACAACTCTATGATTGGCAAGGCAAAAAAAGATGTAAAAATTGCATTAAACCTCCCCTATCGGCTTGGACCAAACTTCCTCTTTCGTTTCTTTACACATTACGGAAATAGTTCCTCCAACAAAATCCTTCACATATCCTTTGCGTTCAGCCAACATATCTTCCGCCATTCTAATGGCCTTAGCCTTATCTTTCAATGAAAATCCTTTATTAGCAAAATCATTACCTTCTTTAAAATATATATCATAAGTTTCCATTGTATCACCTTTTTAAATTTGAGTGGCAAAGATAAAACCTACAATTATTATGCACAAGAGATTTCTTAATTATTTTTCGAATATCGTCAAGAAACAATTTAACTAAAAAAATTCCCGACTTATCACAAGCCGGGAATTCATGTAAAAGCACTATTATAAATATACTAACTATTGCAAAATTTTACCATCTTCACCTAAGAACAATGTCTGTTCATGAGCATCACTTGTCAACACATTAATTTTATAAATACGGCTTCCATCAATGCCATAGGCCATAAAAGCCTGCTTTATCATAGCACCTTCCAATGCAAGCCTGTCCATCACGGCTTCCGGCACATCATTCATATAGATTTCCGAGAAAACCAACTTCTTAGATTGTTGAGGCTTTTCCACTACCGGAACCTCTACCGGAGCCGCTTGAGCAAAAGAAACAGACACGCCTAAAGTCATCACTAATACCAATGTTACTAATACCTTTTTCATAATTACTTTATTTTTTATTTATTTTTACCGACAACAATAAAACAAGAAGCGCGCCACAAATCTGCTCATTTTAATATCTAACTAAAAATCAGCTACATACATATACATTTTTTCATTTCAGGAGTGTAGATTCCTGTTGACAACACCACAAAAGTGTGGAAAAAATCCACAAAATCAGGTTTTATACCGGCGAACAAAAAGTATAGCCAAGCTGTTTTATCAACCTCATCAAAACATTTAAATACCATGAAGAAGAGATGTTATTCTATATGTGTAATATTATGGGTACTGATCACCACCTTGTCTGCTACCTCTCCCACTACATTTCATATAGCACTGAAAAAGATATATCCACATGCCACGAACGTAAGCTGGAGCCAACAAGGGAATTATTATGTGGCCTCTTTTATCCAAAATGGTTTTGAAAAAGAAGTATGGATGAACGGTAATGCCCAATGGGTAATGACTAATACCGATTTACAAACTACAGATCAACTGACACCTAACGTATATAATGATTTTACATTGAGTCCATACGCCATGTGGACTGCCACCAATGTAAATCTCATAGAATTTCCTAAACGAACCACTCTGTACGTAATTACTGTTAACCTAAACAATTCGTCGGCCACCAAACAATTATTCTACACACTGAATGGCAGGTTATGGCAAACACGTGACGTCAGTTATATCAATCCTACATTATCCCCCGGAATCTTTGAATTCTAATACTATTATGACTGAACAAATAACATTTCCGGAAAAGGGACATATCAACAATTGGCAAACGATTATAAACTAGCATTTTAAAGTAAAATAATAAAAGAATCTACATTTTCAGGGCGTTAAATTAATGTAAAAAACTGTTTCATTTCCCATCCCCCTTACCTCATTTTACTACTTTTGCGCACACTCAGCCTATAAATGTGCAAAAGTTATCATGGAACTAGAACAGAGTTTTATTGCTCTTATCGAGCAAAGTATAAAAACAAATTGGTATTTAAACGCTCTTACAGACTATAAAGGCATCACATTACAATACAGAGATGTGGCCCGTAAAATAGAGAAAATACATATCTTGCTGGAAAATGCCGGCATTGAGAAGGGAGATAAAATAGCCATCTGCGGGCGTAATAGCGCTCATTGGACAGTAACTTACCTTGCCGTCATCACCTATGGTGCCGTAGTAGTACCTATCCTACATGAATTCAAAGCCGATCAGGTACACAATATTGTAAACCACTCTGAAGCCCGCCTGTTGTTCGTAGGCGATCAGATATGGGAGAACTTGAATGAAGCAGCCATGCCTCATTTGGAAGGTATCATAGAATTGAAAGATTTCGGTGTACCCGTATCCCGTTCGGAAAAACTGGCTTATGCCCGCGACCATCTGAATGAGATATTCGGGCACAAATTCCCTTGCAGATTTCGTCCCGATGATATTTCTTATGAAAAAGAAAAATCAGAAGACCTGGCCATCATTAATTACACTTCAGGTACTACCGGATATTCCAAAGGCGTAATGCTGCCTTATCGTAGCATACTCTCCAACGTGCTCTACTGTAAAGAAAAAATAGGTCTGAAAGCAGGTGACAGCGTCGTATCCATGTTACCTTTGGGACACGTATTCGGCATGACTTTCGATTTTCTTTACGGTTTCACAGCAGGCGCCCATCTATGGTTTCTTACCCGCATGCCATCGCCCAAAATCATAGCCGAATCATTTGCGGAAATCCGCCCGCGCGTCATAGCTTGCGTGCCACTGATTGTGGAAAAAATATTCAAGAAAAATATTCTTCCCAAGGTAGACAACAAATTAGGTAAACTGCTATTACATGTTCCCATCATCAGCGATAAGATAAAAGAACTTATCAAGCAGAAGGCGATGGAAGTTTTCGGCGGAAATTTCATCGAAATCATCATCGGAGGGGCTCCTTTCAATGCCGAAGTGGAAGCCTTTCTAAAAATGATAGATTTCCCATACACCATTGCATACGGAATGACTGAATGTGGTCCCATCATCTGCCATAGTCATTGGACAGAACTGAAACTGGCATCTTGCGGAAAAGTTGCCGCACGTATGGAAGCCAAGGTACTGTCTCCTAACCCATCAGCCATTGCGGGTGAACTGGTATGCCGTGGAGCCAACCTGATGTTGGGCTATTATAAGAACGAGGAAGCGACACGGCAAGTCATTGATACTGAAGGATGGTTGCATACAGGCGATATGGCGACAATAGACGAAGACGGAAATGTTTTTATCAAAGGACGTTGCAAAAACCTGTTACTCACTTCTTCCGGACAAAACATTTATCCGGAAGAAATAGAGTCCAAGCTAAACAATATGCCATACGTGTCAGAGTCACTGATTATTCTGCAACAAGACAAACTGGTGGGCCTAATCTATCCGGATTCCGATGATGCTTTTGCTCACGGCTTGAGCCAATCAGACCTTGTACGGGTAATGGAAGAAAACCGCCTTGAACTGAACAAACAATTACCGGCATTTTCCCAAATAGCCCGCTTCAAGCTATATCCTGAGGAATTTGAAAAAACAGCCAAAAAAAGTATCAAGCGCTTCTTGTACCAAGATATAAAAGAATAAATCAAAAAAAGCTCTCTTCATAATATGAAGATGTATCAAAAGTAAAATGGCGTATCATTTTGCCAGTAGGGGCAAGGTTCGCTCGCCCAAAAATAGTTTGCTTATGCATTTGGGCAGGCAAACCCTGCCCCTACAGTTGACAAGGGATATTCAGTAAATGTCTCTAAAAAATAAGATGGCATATGAAGATGATAGGGCATGACCATTTCATATGCCATTCTTATTGTCATTTTTCCGTG